TTAAGAGTATTTATTTGCTCTATCGGGCAAAGAATAAATATTTTTGTTAGTTCTATAGGTTTAAAAATGCTATCATTTTCTGAATTCCTTTGTTTGTATGAAGAGAAAGCAGACGTTGAAAAAGAAAGAGAACGTCTAAAGAAAGTATTAGAAGATACCATTGAAAAAACTCAATCATTAAAAGATTTTGGCGCTGAGGTAAAGTTTGGTAGTTATTCAAATAAGCCATACTGCTTAATTATTGACGTTGCATTAGGTCATAACGGTCGTGTTGAATATTTGACGAATGTTTATGAAGCAATTAAAACAAAAGAAAAAGTTATTAACAATTTAAAGCAAAAAAATTGGCATATTAAGGTTGGACAGGTTTATATCTATTGTAAATCCTCTCATAAAGTAGGCTCTTCATTTACGCTTAAGGATTATATTGGTTCTTATGGCGTTAAAGAAAACATGGAACTTCCAAATTTAAAGGAAGGGGAAAAAATTGAGTGCTACGTTTTCAGTAACGCTCAAAAAATGAGACGGTATATTGAAGAACAGGTAAGAAATAATCCAAAATTCTCAGAAGTGCAAAAGCATGTCGTAACTGCTTTGTTTGATATGCAAGGGGAAGGTAAGAAGAGGGGAAATGTTATTAAGCAACTAAAGGAAAATCCTCAGATTCTTATTAGTTTTGGCGAATTGCTCATTCCGTGGTTATACCTTAAGGGAAAGTATGAGTTGAAAATTAGCGGTGTTGATAACAAGAGATACGCTAATCTTTCTAAACTCAAAAAGCGTTTGTATTTCCCCGTAAGTTCGAATAACGCTACAATCGATTGTGCTATTTCTTATGGTGATCCGAAAAAAGGCGAATGTGTAGTGTTTTCTGCAAAATATGGCTCAGGTCACGGTAAATCCGTAATGACTGCCATTAAGAACATACCGAACTTAAACGATGAGACTTTAAAGAAGGTTCAGGGAAATCTAGTTAAGTTTAAGACATCAATAGACGCGCTTTGGGAATCATTCTTGCCTACGGTTACTGTTGGCAATAAGACAATAACACCTTCAGGTCTTTATCGGGAATTACCTCAAGGCGAACCTAGTGAAAACCTTGCTCTTTTTGAAAAAGAAGCATCGGATGGACTTAAACAGAAGGTAGAAGCCTATCGGGAAAAGTGCGAACAGGATGTGTTCCCACAATATACAGGCAATATTGAATTAATTAAGAAGAATTTCCCTTATTCTCTAAGTTACCTTTGCTACAATATCCTTATGAACCATATTCAAAATGATAAGGATTGCTTAGACGAATTTAAGAGGGCTGTTCTTGGTGGTGATTACTACCAATATAGAATTAACGAAGGAAAGGCAAAACAAGGAATTTTTGATTTCTCGTTTAGCGCTATATCCAAGACCGAAGAAAGAACCTTGACATTCGCTATTGGATGCTCTTCGCGTGATATTTCTTCGAAATACGGCTTAGGATATAAGATTTCCTAACAAAAGAAAACCCCACCAAAATCGGTGGGGTTTTTATCAATATTTTTATCAAGAAAACTGCCGTTCTTTAGCAACGGTAGTAGTTCATCCAATGAGGAAGCAACTTGGGGGAAGGTTGTTGAACATTTCGTCTTCGAGTTCCTTAATTTCTTGCATAACCTCACTGTACATTTCTGCACCGTTGAGCGTTACGCCCCCTGCGAGTTGAAGTCCGCTAAATTTCTTCAAATTCGTTGCCCATTGGCGTTTGATTAGCGCTATTGCGTATCTCTTGAGCCATCGATCATTCCACGCCTTGTATGATTCGTTTGGATCAACCATTCGATACACTTCCATGATAAGATATGTACCAACTACAACCATGGAGTCCCACTGCACAATTGGATAAACATATCCCTCATGCCTATTGAAATTAAAGTCAGGCTTTGTGTTCAACTGAAATTGCAATAGGTCGTAGTGTTCCATCATCATTGAGTAGTTGATGATATCCGTATTAAGAAGATCCACAAGGGAATTCATACGGAATTGAAACTCTACGTCAAACAAGTTACGGCTTGATGCGGCGTTGTTGTATGGGATAATGCGCGTTACCCCAAGAATGTAGTCTGGTACTTTAATACGCTTCTCATCAATGATACCTTTCTCAACACAATTCGGATGGTTAACGAGAGTGAATTCCCATTTCTTTCCAACCTGAATTTTCTCCCCAGGGATGAAATCGCCCTGAATGTCGCGACAATAGATATCACAATGCTGACTCTTAAGACCGTCTCTGTATGTGCAGACTCTAGCAACAGCCTTTGAAGTCATTCCCCGAATAGTATCACCCTCGCCCAACTCTTCTTTAATGTATTCTTGCACATGAAGAGTTGATGCGGTAATCCTTTGCTTTAGAAAGGTCTTAATCGTACCTTCATTATTGTACTGTTGCCAAAAGTCAATGGCTTCGTCAATACGATCCTCGACTTGTTCATCCGTTACATCGATTTTGAGAAGAGGTGCACCAAGGCTTCGCAAACAGTACTGTTTAAAATCTTCTCTATTTTTAATCATTTTTAGATGATGACAACGGTTTCGTCATCTTCGTTGGTGTTATTAAAATGCGTCGTTTCAGGAAGTTCAACGTTTGCTGTCCAAACCTCACCGCCGTCGGTTTCACCCATGGCAGAAAGTTTCTCAGTGACAACCAAACGCTTAACCTCTAGATCGTCCGCATTAACCAATGTCGCCTTAACAGCATCTGCAACCAACTTCTCAATTTCAAGATAAGGCACATGGAGGGTTGTGACGATTTTCTCGTGTCCCTCTTCGTCTGTTTCTTTCTTGATGGAAACGGTGAGATCTGTTTGCTCTGACTGTTTGACCTTGGTAAGAACATCGTTAGAAACGTCGCTAGAAGCAAAGAGAGGAATTCTATATTCCGTTTCCTCCGCAGAAGCAACATCCGTTTCAATGCGAATCGTGCTTCCCTTGGTAGTAGATGCAAAATGTACTACTTCGTTGGATGAATTCTTAAAGAAAAGTTTCTCATCCGTGAAGTTAATAGCCAATTGACCGTACTCAAGTTTATCAGCGGTTGGGGCATTTCCTGCCACACTTGAACGCATGAGTTTTACGACATTTGGCTTAATTTTCTTAGGAGATGTATTAGTGTCTGCCATAAAAAGACTTCTTTTTTCAATATTATTTGGCAAAAATGCCCATCTTGATTTATTTATGATGACAATCTTTATCTAACAAAGAATTGATTTATATCAAGTAAGCATCGCGCATCTGTTTTCAAAATCAGTATAATATGATCGTGGAAGGAATCCATTACACTATTAAAGGAGTTAATCATGACTGTTATTTCTAGCGTCTCCAATGATGTTTATTGCTCTTATCACGTTCTTCGCGAGGACGGTACGTATGTGCGCATTTCTTGCCGTCAAGCCGAACCGCCATCTGTAGGAAAGAAAGCAAGGGAAGGAGGTAAGCGTTGGGATGTCGTTCTTTTCCCGACTGATAAGGACAACCATGTGCTCGATTGGACGGGCACTCACATTGGTTACTATGATCGAAGGGAAGACGCTTTTAATGAAGTAGCAAAACTCGCAGGGGAATAAAGACAACAGAAAAGGGTGGAAACCCCACCCTTTCTGATTATGCGAACGTATTTGTAACCTTCTTAGAGTGTTTGAGGTTATCTCTTGCACTCTTGAGGATCTTATCAAGATTCTTTGTATCGTTATCCATGCGCTTCAAACTCTTAAACGCGGCGAGACGTGCATAAAGACCATCTCTTCCACCCTTTGCCAAAGAAGCACGGATGCGTTGTGCCATAACTTTAGCATCTTTGAAACCGCTCTGTTTAAGCCACATCTCGGTATCCTTTTGAGAATGTCTAGCACCATCCAAGAATTTTCCAATTTCTTTTACTTCGGTTCTAGTCCATTTCTTGCCATCCTTTCGATCACTCCAGAACTTATCCCTAAGTTCATATGCTCGGTCTGCTTCTCTTTGTGCAAACCCTGAAAGATACTCGGCATGTCTTACAGCAAGAGTCTTTCCGTGTTTCCTAGCGAAAGCAATATCGTCCGCTTTTGCCTTCTTCTCTGCTTCCTTAGCCAAAGCCTTATCCCGTGCATTCATTGCTTTGATTGCTTTGTTTTTGAGCATCTTCTTTTCGAGTTTCTTAAGATCGATCTTCTTACCGTTGAGATTTTTGTCTCTTGAATGGATGACACCTTTATCGTCAACGTTCACCATCTTGAATTCATTCTTACCGACAGCAAACTTAATGCGTTGCATTCCAACCGCTTCATCCAATGCGTCATCTTCGGGGAAATCACTCTCAGATAGAACGAAGTCTTCACAGCATTCTTGCAAATCGTCAAGTGTCGTTTCAATCTCATTTGGATCAAACTCACAAAAAGCCTCAGCATATGCCTGATAGGCTTCATCCAACTCTTCGGAAAGGGTTTGGATGTAAACTTCTAACTCTTCTTGCAATGTGTCAAATGACTCTTTTTCTTCTACCTGTTCTTGTAGAACCTCTTTTTGCGCCTTAAGCGCGTATTCTGACCATGAAAGCATTTTAAATCCTTTAAAAATATGCTAATACTATTTACAAAAAACATTTCGTATGATATAATGTCTTCGTAAAAAAGGAGATGATTATGAAAGCACCCGTTCGGTATTATCGTTCCCCCAATTTCCCGTCAGTTGACACAGAACAGGGTTGGAAAGATGAGTATTCTCGCTCTTCTGATGAAACCCGTCTTCGCATGTTCGGGAAGAATTGGTATGAACGTATGGAGGAAGTCGTTCCCGCCGTTGATCATGCGGACAGGATGGAGACAAGCGAATGGCTTCCCATCAAAGAGAACTTCCCAAAGTATGTAAGAATTGCCCTTGTTCCTGCGATTGGTATTGATGACTCCATTTATGGCGGAATGGAATACATTGCGACGTTTGACAAGGAATCGATGGATCGTTTGGTTGATGAAGGGGTTATTGATGAGCCTTCTTCTGAAATCGAGGCAATGCGAATTGAATTTGTAGCAAACAATCAGAACGTCTCAGATTTTTGGAGCGCCATCTATAAAGGAAAGGATGGAAAGAACTATACGGTATATGGTGCGTCTTATCCTTATCTGAGTTGCATGCAGAATGGTTAACAAAAACCCCATCTTTTCGATGGGGTTATGCGTTAGATATTAGAAAAATCTCTTATCGGCAAGAGCATGCTGTTTGCTTTCGTCTGCACACATGTATGTGATTAGAACACCGCCGTGGTTGTCATACTCTTCCTTCTTCTTATAGATTGAAGTTGTAATGAACTTAGCCCATGGAGCATGTTTCATTGCCTTTTCGACACAATGCATTGCTCCCTTGAAGTAACTTTCGTACATCTTAATATCGGGATTCTTCACAGCGTTGTGATCCGCCATGTTTCCGATAATTTGGAAACCAATCAGTTTATGATCATCTTCAGATGATGTGAAGATTCGTACTTGCATTGTTGCAGGGTTGCTGAACTGAGTATTTGTCGTATCATCCCAGAACTTGACGATAGAGCACCGTGGAACTACAGTAAGACCGCTTGGAAGACCTCTCTTGCTATACCATCTTGTCGGATGCTGTTCCACCTGCCATGTTCCTGAAAGACCGCTTCCACCGATTGAATCCTGAAGTGCTTTTGTAAATTCGATTACGAAACCGTCTTCAGCAAGCGCCGCCATCGCTGGAGAAAGACGTTCAACGAAATCCGCAGACTTTCCTTCCTTGGACTTTGCATAATCCATATCAAACGCGGCATAGAAATAGGTATCTGTCTTTACTCCCATGTCATCGGCAACAAAGGTAGAAACTTTCGGACACTTCGGCTTGTATGCCTTTTCAATAACAGAGACAATCGCTTTGACGTTTTTGCTTCCTACTTCTGCATTACCGTTGCATGGATAAAAAATTGCATACCCAACAAATTTGTTCTTAAATTCGTTATAATAGAGGTAAACGTCTCCGAAATCACGACCAAGACGGAAAGTGACATCGTCTGATAGTCCAAAAACTTTCTTTCCTTTGAAATCCGTATAATCCTTCTTTGTGAATTCAGGATCGGAATCGCTCATGATGCTCAGATCACCGCGAAGTTTACGGGCAATGGCATTTCCACACTTTTCACGATCACTAAAAGACATGGTCTGTTCGAGTGCTTCTAGAAGAGTAAATCCGTCGTAGGATTTGCTTTCTTCTAACTTAAACGCAAAAGGTGTCTTTGTGTCAAATGCACCAATAGCACCCTTCTCATTGTCCATATAGCCGTCGTAGGTTTGCTTTTTGTAAGAACTTACATTGACGCCGTTCTTCTTAAGAATGTCCTCAACTTTCTTAAATGTCGTTGCCACGGATGACTGATAGTTCTTATCACTGTCCGAGAAACTAACTTCAAACCCAATCAACTTCTTATAATCCCTAGTGAGAAAGAAGTTGATGTAATAAAGCATCTTGTTTGCCTCAAGAGACCATTCTACACAGTCAAGCATAACAGATCCGCGCTTGAACCGAACGTCTGTTGGGTCTCCGAGTTTCAATCCTAAGGCTTTACCAATTTTTTCGATGAAGTCCATAGAGACACTGTATGGATCAAGATGCTCTTCTTTTAAAAATTCAGTAAATGATAGCATAAAACCACTCTAAAAAGTTTGTTTTAACAGAAGTATTTAGGCAAAAATAACCCCCAAAATGGGGGTAGATGTGCTATAATAGGATTTTATTACCTTAGATCGGGTAATGTGATCTTTCCCTTGAGGTTAAATGCTCTTACACAAGCCTTTGGATCATCCATGTATCCATCAACGGTTTCGCACTTGAATGTGTTGATAGCAATTTTGTAGTTTTTCAAAATCGTTTCAACCTTTTTGAAAAGAGCGTCAGCCTCGCCTTCGTTGTCTTTTCTATCCGTTGTTTCTGCGCTAAAGCCTAGAAGGTACTTCTCAGATTCATCCATATAGAGAACAACACGCTCATTGCCCTTCATGTAATCAACCATGACACCTTTAAACGGTTGGTTGTTCAAAACAGAAAAGCGAACGTCGTTGACCTTGCCTTTCATCTTGAGACCTGACTTTTTAGCAAACTCGCTATAGAAAGTATCAGCAATCTCATAATAATCGTCACTCGTTAGTGTGGCTTCCATTAGCCATTCGGAAAACTTTTTCATCTTCAAAAATCGTATGAATTTATAAGATTATTTAATAAAATTAAACCCCACGGAATTTATCCATGGGGGTTTCTGTTTACTTACTTTTCGGTAGTTGTGCTAGTAACCTATTAGAGGTTCTTAATCACAAACTTACGGAAGTAGTAGTTCTGATTTGCGCACTTGTTCACAGGAACTTCACCGCCAATCATTTCCTTACGTACCACGAATGGGTTGACTGTCAGACCGTAACGGGTCTTGAAGCCAATCTTAGGCTGGAACGTGTTAGGATCGGTTGCACGGAGGAGTTGCAACGGAACGTATGGGCAGTAGAACATACCTGCATCATAGTGATGAGCACCCTTGTAACCAACCACGCAGAACTGATTTGCGGACTGATTGCTCTGATAAGGATCGATGAAGACCTTATACTTGCCGTTCAAAACACCAGCGAAGGTTGTCTGAGCCTCATTCACAGCGAGGTTGTTCTGAAGAGCAGGAGCATAATCGAGCATGCCGGCCATGTTCAAAGCAGAAGCAACGTCGGAGGAAACAACGATGAAGTTGCCACGACCACGACGTGTATCCTGAGCGATGGCATTAGCCTCGCGCTCGATACGCATCATCAAACCCTTGTACTTCTCAGAAGACCAACGACCGTCAGCATCGATATCAAGATCGAACACACCCTGACGAGCAGTTCCAACACGGCATCCTGGCTTTGCAGTCAGATAGATGGAGCGGATGATTTCACGGTTCATCTCAGAGAGCAACTCAGAAGCGAGGATGTTGGAGAGTTCCGTGTCAGCATCAATGCCATGTACACTCTTAAGGTCTTGAGCGAGTTCAAGAGTGTACTCAGCCTTCAAAGCACGGGTACGAGCCGTAACCGTTGTCTTCTCAATACTGAAGCCCATCTCTGCCCAAGGATTCTTGTCGTTCTGACCAAGAGCCTCAGCCTCGATTGTGGACATGCCGTGACCGACCTTGAACTGATCTGCATCAAGAGCACCCGTTTCATCGATAGCGTCTGCCCAATTGGAAGGTTCACCGAGCGTACCAAAGCCGTCACCAGAGTAGCCTGAATCGGCTTCCTGATACAAGGCTTCCGTACCGTCTTGGTGGCGACCTGCACCAACGCGCTCTTCATCTTCGTGAGCAACTGAACCGTTGTCATAGCGAGAGCGGATAGCGAAGATCATTCCAGCAGGGGTTGTCATAGGCTGAACACCGCAGACATCGAAAGCGATCAACTGAGGCATAGCACGACGAACGAGGTTAATCAAAACCGTGTCGTAACCTGCCATCTGAGCGTTAGTACCTGCATGACCCTGAGCAACGCCGTCACCACCGTGATTGAGAACGACTTCCTCATTGAGCATGTTGGTATAGCGTCCGCCATTCGCACGAGCCTCCTCGACGATAGCGTTCACCTGATTCTCAAGCAAGCAAGCAATAACAGCACGCTTGTGAGCATCTTCAATCTTAGGGGCGTTTTCGAGATCAAGAACTGGCGCCCATTTTTCCATTAAACTAGTAGTCATTTTTTGTCTTTTTCCTATAGGAATAAGTTAAAATTGTTTTGTTGTTTGATAGTATTTAGTGAATTTGAATTAAATGCATATTTTTGCAATTACTTCATCTTCTTTAGAGCCTCAGCCAATGCCTGAACATTAGGATCGGCGGCGAACAAAGATGTTCCCTCGACCGTCTTATCTTCAACAATGGTCTTCTCTTCGCCCTTTTCGATATCAATCACAGATGGCGTAACGATTGTTTCTGTCAAACTATCCTGAGACTTAACATCGAGGCTTTCGACAATGGTTTGCACCTGAGACTTGAAAGCGTCCAAATCGTTTGTGTCAATATTGGAGGCAAGTTTCTTGAAACGCGCCTTGTCGGTCTCTGTGAAATCAGCAATAGCGGACTCACAGATGGAAATCTTTTCTGCATCGAGCAACTGTGCTTCGAGTTCCTGATTCCTATCGATCTGTTCCTGCAAAGATCTGTAAGACTCATCACGTTCCTTCGTGATTTCGTCAATCCTCTTCTCGTACATCGTAACAGCCTCTGGGGTTTCGACGTTGTACATCTCGAAGAGAGACTTCATGCCTTCCATAAAGGACTCAGCCATATCAACCTTGTGAGCGGAGACGATCTTCTGTTCATTCTCTCTCACATACTCTTCGCCAAGATAATCGAAATAGCGATCAAGTTGCTCGGAAAGCGTATCCATTTCTTCACGTACCTTCTCTTCAGCAAGATCTTCGACGTGTTCCTGAATGGATTCGAGCGCTTCCTTGTGTTCTTCAACGAGTTTAGCCTTTTCGGACTCAAGCGCCTCAACTTGCTCGGCAAGCGTCTTCACTTCAGCCTTAAATTGCTCCGTTAGTTCTGAGGTCTTAGCCTCAACAGCGGACTTAACCGCTTCTTCAAAAAGGGGTGTAACCTGAGCCTTGAATTCCTCAGTTAGACCCTCAGTTTTTTCCAAAAGTTCGTTAATATCGGACATTTAATTAACTCCGTGTTTGATAAATGTGTTAGAATATGTTCTAATGACTGTATTTATAGGATTTTTGTTAGCCTTCTATAAGAGAGCCTAATAATTCCTTAAATTGAGAAATTTGAACCTCAGTCTTTTGCTCTTCGGTTAAATTATTTTCCTTCTTATTTTGGTTTTGTTCGGAAATAGGTTGATATGTATCACTTTCTTCATCGTAAACATATTCCGTATCTTCCATTAAACCAACAGGGAAAGCAACCTGAGAACTTGGTTCAAAGACGATATCTCCTGCCGTGACAAGATGGAAATCGTCATTGACATAATCGGCATCACCCTTATGTGTCACTGTACCCATAGCACGGGTAGAAACACCCAACTGACATCCTTCTTTGATTAGTGCCTTAACGATCTTGCCGTTGGGGGTATCAAGAATTTTCGCACGGCATTTGAAATAATCACCGTCTTGCCAAATATCTGTGATAAGATGGGAGATCTGTGTCAAATCAATATTTGGTGTTCCTGAAATCGGATGGTTCAGTTGTCCGAATGCGCGTTTCTTGTCAATATACTCACGCTTGTATCTTTCCACCTCGGGCTTAACTACGCTCATG